AAGGTTATCGTGAAGAGGCGAGTATTAAGGAGTTGATGCGGATTAAACCCTTATACACCTTTAATGACACCGAATTTGACAGTGATAGGCTAAAGAGTTTAGGTATCAAAACTGTGCGAGGTCCAAGACATATGACGGATGAGTTAGTTCAGGCCTTATCCCCTTACCTAAAAGAAAAATAGAAGGAGGACATCATGCGAATTTTGATTGCACCTGATTCCTTTAAGGAAAGTTTGTCTGCAAAAGAGGTCGCCTTAGCTCTCAAATCGGGCTTTGAAAATGCCTTACCCGACGCTGATTTTGACCTCATGCCAATAGGTGATGGTGGCGAGGGCACCTTAGATGCTCTTGCTGAAAATCTAAATCTTGAGAAGAAAAGTATCGAGATTCCTCATGCCTATACAAGTGATGGAAGTGTTTCTTTTGCCAGCAATGGCCAGACTGCCGTTTTTGAAATGGCTGCGATTTGTGGCTTGGAACAGATTCCTAAGGATAAACGAAATCCTCTAGCTCTAACGACACAAGGCGTGGGTGAACTAATTGTTCATTTGGTTCAATCTGGCATCCGAGATTTTATCATAGGCGTAGGTGGGTCTGCTACCAATGATGGTGGTATTGGTATGGCATATGGATTGGGTTATCGTTTTTATGACTCTCAGGGACAGGAGCTTGAGCCAATAGGTGCTAATCTTGGTCTTATTAAAAAGGTATCCTCTAAAAATAAGATTGATTTGTCTGGTGTTACTATTCATCTGATTACTGACGTAGATAATCCCTTGTGTGGTCAAGATGGAGCGACCTATATTTTTGGTGGACAAAAAGGCCTAGCTCCTTCACAATTTAAAAAGGTTGACCAAGACATGACACAATTCTACGAAAACTTTGCTCCTGAGGTTTTAAAACTGGCTGGTTCAGGAGCCGGAGGAGGCATGGCAGCGGGTTTAGTAGCTTTTGCAGGTGCAGAAATTAAATCAGGGATTGACTTTGTACTTGATTGCGTTGATTTTGATCAACGTGTGAAGGAAGTTGATTTGGTCATAGTTGGTGAAGGACGTATGGATAGCCAGTCCTTGTCTGGTAAAGCACCGGTCGGGGTGGCTAGGCGGACACCATCAGCTATTCCCGTCATTGCTATCTGTGGTAGTTTGAAGGATGACTTGCCTGATTTTCCAGTAGCAGGTATCACAGCTGCTTTCCCTATCATTGGACAAGTATTAGAGTTAGACCAAGTTTTAGCTACCGCTAAGGAGAATCTCTATCGCACAGGACTCAATATTGGGAATGTCATCAAGCTCAGTAAAACATTGTGATATAAGAAAAAGCTGACGTTGCGTCAGCTTTTATTTTCCAAATAGTTTAGCAAAAAATCCCTTTTTTTCAAGGATAGGTTCAGTTTCACTAGGAGCAAGGATATCAGGATAGAGTTCTGAAAATAACACTTTATCAAGATTCTCTGCTTGATTACTATGTACGATAAGACCGTATGGTGAGTGGGCCTTGGCCTCGTCAACGATAGTTGCAGAAATATTTAGTGCTTGAGCGGTCTTGATATAGGTAAATTGTGTCTGGTCGGCTAATTTTGGCGAAAGTTTGAGACTAAGATTAGGGTAAACGGCTAATAAGTCTTTTAATATTTCATCTTCCTCTGAAAATTCCTTTTTCTCATTTCTTTCAACTATAGCTAAATATCTTCCCAGTAGTTCGGCCACGATGTAAGAATTGAAGAACATAGTGCTATTAGTATCAATCTTACTGTATAGTTCTTCTATGCTCTCACTTGTGGCTAATACTTTTTTAAGTTACCACCTTGCTCCTCCGCAAACCTTTTGGCTGCTTTATTAATATATTCTTCTATTTTTATCTGCCTTTCCGCTATGGACAATTTTTTATCTTCAAACTCCAGTTGATTTTTCTGTTGTTCTATTCTTTTCAAGGTCTTATAGTCAAATATTTCTTTCATTTCACTTTCTTCAAGCTCATATCCTGCTTGTTTCAATTTGACAATCTCGTCCATTTTAAGATTTCTATTTTCCTGTTTTTTCTTATCTATTTCAAGCTTTTCAAGTTCTTTTTCTTCTCTCTCAAGTGAAATATAATATTTTTCGGCTTCATATCCGAAAAACTCCGCATCTATTTTTATTATTTCGTCAAGTTGGTCTCTTATAAAAGTTGCCATTTCATCTTCTATCTTTTCTTTTTCTTCCTGATGTATTTCCCCTAATGCATAAGAGCCTTTGCCTTCTCCGTTTGATACTGTAAGATTTCCACCTAATAAATTACTGATTATTTTCTGTTCGTACTTCTCTATCAGCTGGCTATGTATTTCTGTTTTTAAATCACTTAACTTGATGAAATGAACATTATCTGCAAGTTTCCCGTTTCCGATAGGTATAGCCAAGATATTTTTACCATACATTCTCTTTAGTTCATTCGCCGTTGCTTCCACTTCTTCATTGCTATTATCAGGGTCATAAGCAAACGTTATTATTGTATCTCCATACTTTTCTATTATTCCACGTAATTTCTGCTTTACTTTTTCTATTTCTGAATAAGTTTCGGCTATAGCTTCAAATCTTGTTTCTCCACTAAAGTTTTTAATACTTTGATTATAGATTGAGTGTAGCCATTTAGTTGGATTTTCAGTTATATTAACTTCTCCATTGTTTCCTACAAAATACCAGTTTTTACTTTCTTTTCTGTATTTGATTATTTCAAATGGGATTTCTTCAAATTTTTCGATTGTATAGTCTTCATTGTAGATAATCTCATGAACACTCATTCCAAAAAAAACAGCTTTGCACAGATTATTTAAAAAACCTGTTTTATTCTTTATCTTGTTGATTCTCTTCTGAATTTCAAGTATTTTTACATCGTTTTCATTAGCATTGTCATTTGTCTTTTCACTTTTAACAATCAACTCTCTTGATGTGACTCCCCGAATAAGAGAATTAATAGCAGTATTGACTGTTATGTCCTTTGCTATTCTGTATTTAAGTTCAGATGTCATTTCTACTGTTGTATCTCCCACACTTCCAATATTCAAGACATTTAAAGCTATCTGATTTATTATTTCTTTCTTTACATCTGCCATTTTCTACACTCCTATTATTTTTCTTCCTACAGCTATTCCTCTTGATTTTTTATAGTTATAGTTGCATAATGCTAAGGCATCCGATTCGTCAGGAGAACGCCCTAAAACTTCTTTTATTTTATCCTTCTTTACAAGTTTGAATCTGCCTTTGTCGTCAAATTCATAAAGTTGTGCTAACAGTTCCTCTTTTAAGGAATTATTTTCTTCAACGGATAAATTTTGTTTCATAGCAATTCTTAGTTCAAAGTACATCTCAGACCTTATATTCTTATATTCCTTTTCATTCTTCGCTTCTGCTGAAAAGGTAATATCATTTACTGTTACATTCTTAATTCTCATTTTCTTCAGTTCCTGAACTATACCTGTTCCAACTCCAGTTCCGTCGATATTTATAACAATTTCTTTATTGTTATTTTCATTACAGAATTCTATTATTTTTTCTTTAAGTTCAACCGTATCTGCCTTGTTGCTTTTAAAATATCTATATGCACTATTATTTTTTTTAACGTATACAACACTGCTATCTCCACCACTTCCTTTTCCAACATCAACACCGAGACTTATTCTTCTATAATCCCCTGTTTCTTTACTCCTATTAAAAGAGATATTTATGATTTCAGTATCAAAAACCGAATTTTCATTTTGTGTTGGAGCTTCGCCTTTAAGTCTAACTCTTATAACATCACTGTCTTTCCCGTACATGTCTTCTAAATCCTGTATCTGTTGTTTACTCATGAAAGGACTGTTATAACTACTCATTTTAACAACATGAAACTTTGATTTATTACTATATACTGAATTGTAGAAATAACCCACATTTTTAGTCATATTCCCAAACAGTACGAGCTTGTCATAATCTGTTCCTTCGAGTACTTCAAATATGATATCTTTTACTCCACTTGCTTCATCTACAATTACGAGAAGTTTTTCTTTGTCTTCTGTTCCTAAATTTCTTAACTGTTTTTCCCCTCTTAGTATTGCAGTTACCTCTTCTATAGTTTTGTCATCATCTATGCTTTCTATTCCCAGTTTTTCCATTATTCTATCAATAACATCACTTTTATTCCCGTGTTGTCCCTGCATTCCTTCTGGAGTACTTGAAGTGATTGGAAGTGCGAACCACTGACGCTTATAGTCTTCATGATTAACACTCATTACCTTGTCGTTAATATTGAACAAATTTAAGCCTTTTAACTTGCTTTCATTATATATTTTAGCAACCTCTGCCCAGTATATTGTTTTTAATTGTCGATAAGTTGGAGCTGTTGCTATTACTCTTGAAAGTGTTCTAGTTGTCAACCAAAAGTTTGTTATTCCTCCCGCCAAGTTTGATTTCCCTGTTGAGTGTCCTGCAGGAACACTTATTCTCCTGTGACCTTCAAACGACTTCAAGAACTTTATCTGGTCAGAAGAAAGGAATTTAAAGTTCAAAATATCTAAATAAAATTCAACAGGTTTGTCTCTGTAATATTCAAATATTTCTTTAAGTTCCATTCTTTCTCTCCTTTACTTTTTTTATCATGCCTTCAATTAGAGTTTTAGTATCTTCATTATTAATATTATTTTTGCTTTTCTCAACTTCGATTTTTTCATGCTGCAGTTCTTCACTTGTCAATTGTGAATCTATTTCTAGTAATTCAAACGAAGTTAACAGTTTACCTGTCCTTATTAAATCATTTCCCATTGCTTTTAAATTGTCATAAGCTTTTTTTTTATCATTTATTTTCTTTATATCATTTGTCCCTTTTACTTCTTTCAAAACATTTATTATAATATTCCGTTTGCTTATTTCTATATTTTTAAGCAATGTTTCCAAGTCAGGATAAACCTCTTCTACTATTTTATCTAAATATTTTTCCGTTCGTTCCAATCTTAACTGTCTAGCATTTTTGGACTTTCTGTAGTATGTTCTTTCCGATATGCCATACTCAGACTTTATCTCTTCTTTACTTTTCCCATTTAAAATATCTTGTTGTATTTTTATTTCTTTTTCGATTGCACCAGTTATCTTTTTAGTGCGTTTATTTTTTTTTGGTTCATTATTTTTTGGTGCAACTTTCTTTTTCCAGTTTTCTCTCTTTTTCCAACTGTTGATAGTATTTGCACTAACTTTATATTTTTTAGAAAGCCATGTTACTCCTGCACCATTTTCATATTCATTTTTAATCAACAATTTTATGTTTTCATTCATTGCCACCTTTTTCTATCCTCTCAATTGTGGAAAGTTATCATATATAAGTTCTACGATTTCTTTCTTTGATACGTTCGGAGTTGAAACTGCAACCTTGCTTCTGTCTCTTAAATATTTCTCAAGTACAGGTTTCAGATTTACTTTTTCTCTCAAAACTATTTTCATTTCTTTTGCACGAACTTTTTTATCTGTTTCTTTTAATATTCTGATAGTTCCAAAACCTATAAACCTTAAATCAGATTTTATGTTTAACCATTCCTGTTCCTGTTGTCTTGTTGTATTTTTTGTTTTTGAAAAAGTCAATATTTCTACATTCTTTATATTTTTTTCTTTTAATCTCTTTTTTCTTTTGCGATAGATATTAAAACAGCACTTAAGCTTAACTCCACTGTATTTAACAGCTGGCAACATATAAGTTTTATACAGTTCTATGCCCTCAAATTTATCTTTTTTGTACATATCACCCGGCAGTACAAAGGCAACATAATCTGAATGTTCTATACTTCGCTTGATAAATTCAGTGTGTAAATTCCCAGCTTCTCCAAATGGAGGATTTCCAATTACAAGACTATCTTTTAAATATGGAATATCTTGCTTCAGATAGTCTCCTTTTATTATGTTTTCACTTTGTGGCTCTATGTCATATCCAATTGTTTTTTCAGGCAATCTTTTAAGAAAAGCCCCTGCTCCCGCACTCGGTTCTATAATTCTTGAAAACTTAAGAACTTCAATTACTTTTTTTACAACCAAGTCAGGAGTGTAATATTTGTCATTATGAATTTTCGCCATTTTTTAACACCTCTTTAAATTCTTTTTTTGGTGCAATGTGACGACAATTGGGGCAAATCAAGTCACTTCTCTCCCCCCCCCGATTTTTCTTCAGCTTCTTCTTCGAGTTCCAGTACTTCTTCCTCTTCCATAATTTCTTCTAGTTCTATATTTTCAAATCCTAAAAGACTTAAATCAAATTCCTCGTTCTGCAACTTATTTATTTCATATTTTAAAGTTTCTAAATCAAAGTCTGTATTCATTGTTAACTTATTATGTGCAATGGAATATGCCGCTTTTTGTTCTTCTGTTAAATGATTCAACCTTATTACTTCTATTTCTGTGTATCCTAAATCTTTTAATGCTAAAAATCTTCCGTGACCCTCTATTATTATTCCTTTTTCATCTATTGCAATTGGGTCATTAAATCCAAACTCCTGAATGCTCTTTTTTATCTGTTCAACTTGCCATTCAGGATGTTCTTTGGCGTTATTTTCATACATTGTAATATCATTTATATTTACTTTCTCTATTCTCATGTTCTCTCCTGTTTTTCTATAAATTTAATCTTCTCAATAAGATTTGCTATTCTCATAACTTTCTGATTTGCCTTATACAATATTTTTCTTGAATTCACGATTGATATACCTAGTTCTTTTGATATTTCTTCATGATTTAGATTCTCTTCATTTCTTAGTTTATATACTTTCTTTTCTTTT